CGATATCTGCCTGTTTATCTAACTCAACCAGCTTCATCTCAGAACGCTTCTGCGCCAACTGCGTTTCAAGCTGCATCATCTCCATACGATGCTTCTGTTGCTGGTTAGCCTTAAAATAGCTAAGAATCTCGGGGAGAAAAGAACTCCCAAAGCCCAGTAAACTTCCTAACAGCGCCATCATTTCTCTGATCCTAACCATACCGCAAACGCGCCCGTCATGGACCCAGAACAAATTGATATCATCGCGGACTGCTGTGTGGACAAATCCTCTAAAGTCATCCCCCACTCCAAAACCCGTATATACATCACGGTCATTACAAACATCATAAGTCTCGGCATAAGACGATATTCTAGTATAGTCTTAAAAGTTATAGACATTAGAACCCTCCTTTCAGGCCATCTAATATTTCCGATAAACTAGGGCGTTTATCTTTCTTCTCGTAAACACACATAAAGACTTTCGGACACTCTGAAAAACTAAGCGTAGGGAAATGATATCCCAACCCACCAAAACCCGCACTGAATCTATATACACATACCTTTTGACCACCTGCGTCCGTAAACCTTTTCCATAAGTTACATTTGACATGCGTTGGATTTGCTACGCCCGCAAGCGCAACAGACAAAACTAAAACCGAAATCATTGCGTAACCAACACAATTAAATAAACACCTCCGCCAAGCACTCCAATAATCCCCAACGACAGGACGGCAATAGCCATGTTATTCTGTATCTGACGTTTTGTTTCCATTGCTTTGTAAACCGTTGCTTCCCGCTCTGCGCGTATCTTGCGCCGCATACCTAACATCTCGTCGTAAGTACCTAAGCCAAACCGATAATCCAGCATGAACTTGATTTCTTTCTCTTTCTCCAAAAGAGTCTTCTTGCGGATTACGATATCCATAGCTTGCTGCTCTATGTTATCGGTGCCGAGAGTCTTCTTATCTAACCATGTAGGAGTTTTTCGCTGCGTCTCAGCCTTGGAAATATCCGCAACCGCAGAATACCAAGCCCCAAGCTGCTTGCTGACGTCCTGCATTTCGCGTCCCGCGCCAACCAACATTTTCACGCCCTTAAAGGCGGCATTGGCTGCGGCAAAAGCCGTTACAGGATCAATCATAGCATTAGAACATTGAGTACGGTGAAGTTATTGGCGGTGCCGTGTAACCACCCGCGGGAGGCGAATAAAAATTATCCTGTATTTGAGGTAAAGACATCACACCCCGAGAGAACTGGTCGCCTTGGTACGCGCCCGTTAACCCGTATCCACCAGCCATCTGTTGTTGAGGACCCATCTGCTGTTGAGGACCCATCTGCTGTTGAGGACCCATCTGCTGTTGAGGACCCATCTGCTGTTGAGGACCCATCTGTTGTTGAGGACCCATCTGCTGTTGAGGACCCATCTGTTGTTGAGGACCCATCTGTTGTTGAGGACCCATCTGTTGTTGAGGACCCATCTGTTGTTGATTCAAAGCTTGACCAAAGCTTGGGTCGTTCATCGGTACTTGATTGGAGCCGTCAAACGCCATCAAAGGACTACCCATTTGTGGCTGAGGCTCACCTGAATTAAAACCCCTAAGAGCTTCCGGCTGTGGGGCAAAAGGAAGCGGCTGAGGTACAGGCTGCGGAGGAACACCACTGTTCATCTGAAAGTTAGACAGGCCGTTGAGAAATCTACTCATGTCAAAACTCCATTAGACACACGCGTGGTACTTACCGCCGCGCTTCGCGGCACCCATGCCGCGGGCCGTCTTAATCGCAGTAGACGTAGGTATCTTGAACGGCGCACTCTTGCCATACGGAATACGGCCCTGATCCTTAATATCAGCGTAAGGAACCGCCTTCGGAGATGGACCCGCAGGGGCCCCTTGGAATTTTACTTTAGCCATTACTAACTCCTCTGCTTCATAATCTCGCGGTCCATCGCACTCTGAATGCGCTTGTCCGTCTGCTGTTCTTGGCTCTGCAAGCGTTGCTGGAACTGCTGACCACGCATCTGCTGGTTTTGAGCATCAAGCTGAAGTCTCGCTTGATCCATCTGAGCGTCCGACTGTTCCGACTGCGCCTTAATCTCCAACTCTTTCTCTTTGAGTTGTACCAGAGGATCAGGCCCCTGACCAGATAATTGTCCAGATAGCTGTTTTACCTGTTGCATTCCCTGCGCAACCAACTGAGCCACTACCGCCTGATACTGCATCTCCATCTGAGCCTCGTCGCCGCCCTGCATTTGCTGCATCTGCTGCATACCAGCCTCTTCAGCCTGTATCTTAACATGCTCCAAAATGTGTTTTTGTAAAGCAACAGCAACCTGTGGCATCTGACCAACCAAAGGACTAGACCCAAAGATTAAATGCGCCGTGATGTGAGACTGATGATCCTGACCCGCGAACGCACGTAACTCCATCATGTCCAAACCGTTGATGTTCTCTTGCGCAGGGTCCAAGGGCCGCGGTTCGTCGTCAGGAACCGCCTTCATTATCCTATCAACGTCCGTAACACCCAAAGATTCATACATATCACGATATACCTCGTGCATGTTGTGCATCTCTGGTGCCTGTGCAGCCAACTGCATTTTAGTCTGAGATAACGCAATCCGCTGCGCCTGACTAAATACATTCGGATTACTGACAGGAATTACGTCCACACGGTCGTCGAAATCAGACGCCATGATGCTCGACTCGTCACCAGCAACAGAATACGGATACTCCTGCGGTAAACTCTCCGACATTACCCGCGCCAAAATCTTAAATTCCTGACGCATCGCATAATGCAAACGCTTGTGAACCGCGCTCATTACACGAGAACCCTGCTCCAACATCGCTATCGTCGTGCCAACCGCCGCGTTCTGATTGCCGTCGCCAACCTTCATGTCAGTGATAGTCGCAAACCGCTGTCCAGCCTGTACAACAAAACCCAACAACTCAAACAACGTCCGGTCAGGACCCTTAAACGGTAACGGCATTAAGCTGTCCCGAATAGCGCCGCCCGGAGCATCTACGTCCCTAAACTCCCCCGGTTGTAGAGGCTCGTCGTCGTCCCGAATCCGAAGTCCGCGGGCCTTGAACCCCGCAGGTAAGTTCGACAAAGTACCCGCGTCAATCAACTGCCGAAGCGCACTCGTCGCGGTTCGCGATAAACCACCTATGGTATGGATCAAGCCCAAGCCATAGAACCCAAATCCCGGTAAAAACTTAAAGTGTGTAAAATATGCAATCTTCTTCTTAGCCGGATCGTCCTCACGGTAATTCCGACGAATAGACAAAACCTGACCGTTGTCCTGAGATATCGTGACAAGATAAGGAACCTTAATGCCCGTGGGCTCTCCGTCATCGTCAACGTCCTCATAACCCTCTAAGTCCAGATCAACGTGACACTCCAACAAAGTACAGTCGTAATCAATCTGCGAAGGCTCTACGCCGTCAATGCGGTTTATCTCAGAGTCTACGTCCGTAATGTCCCCCTGCGCAGGTATCACGTCTATATCCAAATACACACCAGCAAGCTGCTTCTTGCGCAGGTCATTTAAATCCATGCGAATAAGCTGACTAATGTTTGGACACGTATCCAAATCAGAGGTGTCATACGGCACAACCAAGTTCTGCGCAGGAACAAACTTACTTACTGCGCGGTCCATGACCTCATCGTAATAAGTCTTCTTAAACGTACTGCCCGCAAGCGGTAAATAAAACAACATCTGATCCATGTCAGGAGTGTAATCCTCCATGACATTCGTAATGTAGTAGTTCATAAACTGCTTAACCCGCTTGGCCTGATCAGCCTTGGCGTGTGTCTCCTCGCCCATGACCTGCGTTCGTACAGGACCACTCGCGGGAAGTAGCTCGTTAAATGCCTGCGCCTGAAACTGCGTAGCAGCCTCCGCCAACAAAGGATGCGTTACGCCGCTGGAACCGCGAAACGGCTGAGTACGCTCCTCGTAATTAAATCCCAACAACTCCAAACCATTTGTATACGCATCCTCCCAATCCTGACGACCAGCCTTGTTCGCGTCAAACTCCGCAGCTAAATCGTTGCCAATGCGACTAAGTTCGCGGTCCGGCATCTCCTCCGCCAAATTTGCGTAAAAGTCCCCGTCCTCGCCGCGCATGTCCTCTGGATCAAAGTCAACCAAAACACTGCCGTCGTCCTCCTCAGAAATCTCTATCTCTACGTCGGAATCCACAGCATACAGCATAGGGTCCCCGCCAGAGTCCGGTATCTCTATCTCCAACTCAGCGCGTAAATCGTCCTCGTCAAGCTGACTCGGTACGTTAGTATCCATCAATCCGCCAATAGCCATAGCCGTCTCCGTCAATAATATGCGTGTACCCTAGCAGATGTTTCTTCATCTTGCCAATCATCTGTTGGCAACTGCACAAAATTGCCCTGACGATACCTCATCAAAGCTTGCGTAGCACTGTCAACCAAATCATCAAACTCGCCGTTGGGAAATGCCGCCATCTCCTCAATTAACTCGTCCGCCCAAGTCTTGTCAGGAGCATACACCATACCAGCCTCAAATAAAGGACTAACGCTGTGCAACCGCGTTATCTTGTCATTGCCCCTACTCGGCGTAAAATTCACAACAGGTATCCCAACCTGACGCATCTCCTGAGTTAAAGGAGTCCCGCTAGCCTTCGCCTCAACTATTACCGTGTCAGGGTCCCAAAACTGATACTCCTCAAAAGCAATCCGCTTTAATTCAGGAAAATCCCAACGACCCTTCTTGCTATCCAAAAGTATTAACGCAGGGGACCCACCATCCTCTTCAGGATAAAACACACCCCACGTCGTAATAGCACTGTAATCCGCACTCTCCCGCTTGCTAAACGCCGTGTCATAGCTCTGTATCACATACTGCAAGTTAGGGACCCGCTCAGAATCCCAACGCTTCCACCACTCCCGAGGAACAATCGCGTTCTCCTCACCAGTAGGATTCTGCTGATACTGAGCATTCCACTTCATAGGTGGAATAGATGCCTTGACCGCGGTTAAATCCTCAATGCTCCAATACTCAGGCCAACAAGGCGTACCATCCTCAAAAACCGCAGGTAACTCCACAACCTCCCATTGATCCGCCAAAGGGTCCTTCGCCATAGCACGTAACAACTGACCCGTCATGTCCTTCTCAGACCACCGAGTCTGTACCAAAACTATAGAACCTCCGGGCTGTAATCGCTGCCGAGGACCACCAGTGTACCAATCCCAAGCGTCAGTAAAACCATTGGAACTCATAGCCGTCTGCTCAGAATGAGGGTCGTCAATAATAATTAAATCACCGCCACGACCCGCTAAGTTTGAACCAACGCCAACAGCATAATACATCCCGCCAGCACTCGTGTCCCAACGACCAGAAGCCTTCGAATCCGCCGCTAACTTTACGTTAGGAAATACCCCCTTATACTCATCCGTGTCCAAAAGATTCTTAGTCTTACGACCAAAGTTTACCGCCAACTCCGTCGTGTGAGTCGCCTGAATGATCTTCATATTAGGATTCCTACCCATCATCCAAGCAGGAAACAAAAACGACGCAAACTCAGACTTCGTGTGCCGAGGAGCCATGTTGATAATCAAACGCTTTAACTCGCCACTCGCAACACGCTCCAACTTCTCAGCAATAATTCTATGGTGCCTACCAGCAATAAACTCAGGCCACATACCCTTTACAAAAGGTAAAAATTTATTTCGCTGAGACTCCTGCTTTTCTAGTTGTGCAAGCCTAAGTTGAAGTTTCAAGGATGTTTCTTGTGCTACGATACTCACGGTTCAGGGACCCCTAACGACCTTTCTTCCTGTAGATCAATTAAACGCTCAACCTCCATATCCTCTATCTCCGAATCAGAAGGACCCTCCTCGTCCCACCGTTTTTCGTCCGCGGTCCGGTGATCCATAGCCGCGAACCGCGCTTCCTCTTCGCGGTCTTGTTTAATAGACTCTATGTCCGCAGCTTCTAGTTGCATTTCTGTAATAATACCCACGAGCTTTCTCCTTAAAGTTGTACAAAGATTATAGTCTTATTGCATAGTTATACCCTATACCATTTTTATAGCAACTATTTGTAAAGAACATGGCCCAAGCCACCGCAGGTCGGCACGGGGTGCGCGGGCGGCGGATTCCGGTCGATTTGGGTTTAACCTAGGCGGATTGACCCGATATCCGAGGGACCCTAGTCGCGTTATGCGGTCTTTGGGCCATTGATAACATGCGATAATGTCTATCCTGGACCGGGTTTTGTGATCCCCCTGCGGTTGTCCGGCGCGGGATATCGGAGCGCTGCCGTCGCGATTGTGGCGCCAGCCGCGTGAGTTCATGCAGTTAATTGGCGCTCGAACGTCGTGTCGGTGGATTTGGGAAAGTGGCTGCGCTCCCATATTCTGCGCCAGATCGACCAGATCGGCGGCTCTCTCGTCCACCTCGTTTTCGATCGTCGGGTATCTGGGCACGAGATCGACGGTGCGAGATCTTTTCAACGGTCCTCGGGCCATGGATCGCGGGGCCATAGGTTCGAGCCCCACGGTGCGAGGGGCGGGGTGGCAGGGTTAACTATGCGCTGAAAAGCAAAAGGCCCGCTCTAAGGCGGGCCTGATCGTCGGTGTGGTGGTGCTGGGTATTACATATCGTGACCCATACGGGCGCAATATTCA